GGAAAAAACGTTCATATGTATTCCAAGGTTTTGTAGTTGAAGACCCGTTAAACGAAGACAAGACTCCGGAAAACCCAATCCGTAGATTTATTATTGGCCCACAGATCTTCCAGATCATTAAAGGTGCATTAATGGATCCTGAGTTAGAAGAACTGCCAACAGACTATATGCGTGGCGTTGACTTTAGAATTAAGAAAACTTCTAAAGGTGGCTATGCAGACTATTCTACATCAAACTGGTCACGTAAAGAACGTGCATTAGAAGATGTTGAAAAGGCAGCTATTGATACACACGGGTTGTTTAACATGTCAGATTTCCTTCCAAAGAAACCAGGCGAAGTTGAACTGAAGGTAATGAAAGAGATGTTTGAAGCGTCAGTAGACGGTGAAGCATACGATATGGATCGTTGGGGTCAATACTTTAAGCCAGCTGGCATGAGTCAGAACACTGGTGATCCTAACAAAAAATATACACCACCTACAGCATCAACACCTGCGCCAGCGGCGGCACCTGCTCCAGTAGCAGCGGCAGCACCTGCTCCAACACCAACACCAGAGGCAGCACCTGCAACAGCAGAAGCGGCACCTGCAGATGACGGTGCTAATAGAGCGCAAGATATTCTTGCAATGATTAGAAGCAGAAACGGCAACAGCTAATTTAATACGTGCGGGATATTTACATTCGACTATCCCGCACTATTACTTTAATCTAACGAGAGGAAATATATATGGCGAAAGCATTTGACGTAAGTAAATTTAGAAAGACAATTACTAAGAGCATTTCTGGTCTTGGCATTGGCTTTAACGACCCAACTGATTGGGTTAGCACAGGCAACTTTGCACTGAACTATCTTGTTAGTGGAGACTTTAATAAAGGAGTTCCGCTAGGTAAAGTAACAGTGTTTGCCGGAGAATCGGGTAGTGGTAAGAGTTATTTTTGTTCAGCAAACATTGTAAAGTCTGCTCAAGAACAAGGTATCTTTGTAGTACTAATTGATTCAGAAAACGCACTTGACGAAGCATGGTTACATGCATTAGGTGTAGACACTTCAGAAGAAGCACTTCTTAAACTAAACATGTCCATGATTGATGATGTTGCTAAAACAGTATCTGAGTTCATGAAAGAATACAAAGAAATGCCAGAAGAAGAACGTCCTAAAGTGTTAATTGTAATTGATAGCTTAGGTATGTTACTAACACCTACTGATGTTGATCAATTTCAAGCTGGTAATATGAAAGGTGATATGGGTCGTAAGCCTAAGGCATTGACTTCACTTGTTCGTAACACCGTTAACATGATTGGTAGTTACAATGTAGGTATGGTGTGTACTAACCACACTTATGCATCACAAGACATGTTTGACCCTGATGATAAGATCAGTGGCGGACAAGGGTTTGTATATGCATCTAGTATTGTAGTTGCTATGAAGAAACTTAAACTTAAAGAAGACGAAGACGGAAATAAAACTACTACTGTACAAGGTATTAGAGCAGCGTGTAAAGTAATGAAAACACGTTACGCAAAACCGTTTGAAAGTGTTCAAGTTAAGATTCCGTATGAAACAGGTATGAATCCTTATTCAGGACTTGTTGAGTTGTTTGAAGCAAAAGGTCTTCTTAAGAAATCAGGTAATAGACTTGAGTATACTAGCCCACTAACAGGCGAAGTTATGCTAGAGTATCGTAAGCAATGGGTTGGAGAAAAACTTGATGTGGTTATGAATGATATTATAAATACACCTGTACAGGTTGAACCAATTGTAGATAACGTTGAGTTTGAGCTGGAAGAACAACCAACTGAATAATGGAGATTATAGCTTATGGGATCTGACCTAATTGCTGATATTTGGAACGCTGTATCAGAACATATACCTGATAAAGATAAACAGGAAGTAGCAAAAACTTTTATTACTACTCTTGTAGATCATGGAGTATCTGAAGTTACTATCAACGAGCTTTTTGGCGTTGATACATTTTTAGATACTGCTATCGAGTATGCCACTGACGAAGACGACAGTGAAGCATATGATGAAGATGTTGAAGATGCAGTTTGGGATGACGAGGATTAAATGAATTGGTACGATAGAGTTTCTAAAGATATTTCGAACATTCCTGCCGCAGTGCAGTACTATGAGGGTGAAATTCTTTTAGCAAAAAAAGAAACAAACGTTCATGGTAGTATTGAACAGGCGGCAGCTAGAATGCCAGGCATTGTAGAAACTAGATTCGGCCAATTACAAGAGATCGAAGCAATACTCGAATACTTAAATATCGAACTTCGCCGTTTACGAAGTCAACATTTTAGAAAATATGTTGAAAACTATCAGCGTCAACTTAGCTCACGAGATGCTGATAAATTTGTAGACGGCGAAGCCGATGTTGTTGATTTTGAGAAAATTATCAACGATTTTGCACTATTACGCAATAAGTGGCTAGGCATTATTAAAGGCTTAGACATTAAACAATGGCAACTTTCAAACATTGTTAAGCTCAGAACAGCTGGGCTAGATGACGCATCCATATAATTTTACTGAGATAAACTGCGCATATAAATACTAGTATGAAAAGAATCGTACTAGTCACAGGCGGATTTGATCCGCTACACTCCGGGCATATTGCCTATTTCAAAGCAGCTAAAGAACTTGGAAACGAGTTATGGGTTGGCGTTAACAGCGACGAGTGGTTAACGAACAAAAAGGGTATGCCGTTTATGCCCGTCCAAGAAAGAATTGCTATTATTAAAGAACTTGCTGTAGTAGACAATGTTATTACATTTAAAGATGATGAGGAAGGATCTGCATGTGGTGCGATAGACGTAGCACTTAGAACATCTGAAACAATGCATGACAGAATAGTGTTTGCTAATGGCGGCGACAGAGGTGAAGGCAATTCACCAGAAGTAGAAAAATTTTCCAACAACGATAGAGTAGAATTTGAATTTGGCGTTGGTGGGACAGACAAAAAGAATTCAAGCAGTTGGATTTTAGGAGAATGGAAAACACCTAAAACAACACGCAAATGGGGTTGGTATAGAGTACTAGATCATCAACCAGAAAATAATTTTAAAATTAAAGAACTAGTAATTGAGCCAGGTGCATCTCTTTCTGATCAAAGACATTTTAAAAGATCAGAACATTGGTATGTACTAAAAGGCAAAGTTAAAATAGATACTCAATGGAATGACATTAGTAATAGTGTAGAACTTTTACCCTTGCAACGAGGGTATGATATTGCAGTAGGCACTTGGCACAAAGCAAGTAACCCCACAAACGAATTAACACATATACTAGAAGTTCAATATGGTGAATCTTGTATCGAAGAGGATATTGAAAGACGTGACTGATTGGATCTTCATAAGCAAGGGAAATAAAGATCCCTACATCAATCGTTTTGCTAGAGGTTGCAATTCAAGTGTGGTAGATTCTAATACCTTTGATTATGACGACTCGGAAAATCCAATTGTGCTACGTGGTATCTTAAAAAAGAAATGGATGCATCGTTGTATGGAAGATGCTAGAGACTTTTACTATATGGACACTGGATATTTTGGTAATGAAATTACTAAAAGCAATCCTAATGGTTGGAAGTTTTGGCATAGAATTGTTAAAAACAATTTGCAACACAACAAAATTATTGAACGCCCATCGGCAAGATTTGAAGGATTTGGCAAGAAGTTTGTACCGTGGAATAAAAAAGGAAAGAAGATTCTTATTGCTGCGCCTGATGAAAAACCGATGAAATTTTACGATACTGATTTAGATACATGGTTATCTGAAACAGTTGAAACTATAAAGCAATACACTGATAGACCTATAGAAATTAGACAACGATCTAAACAACGTGCAGATAGAATGGTGAGTAATACGCTTGAACAAGCATTAGCTGATGATGTATTTGCATTAGTTACATTTAATTCTAATGCAGCAGTTGAGTCTGTTTTCCAAGGAATACCAGTATTTACACTAGCACCTGTTAGTGCAGCACTACCTGTTGGATCAAACGATTTAACAAAAATTGAAACACCGCATTACCCAACTCAAGACGTACTTTGGGCATGGGGATGTCATTTAGCACACGGTCAGTTTCACGATAGTGAATTAAGGACTGGCAAAGCTAAAGCATATTTGGAGGAAACATGGACTTAAAAGTATTCGTAGGATACGACACTAAAGAAGATATAGCTTATCAAGTTTGTAAGCACAGCATTGAACGTCATAGCCCTACAGCAATAGTTAAACCACTAAAACAGTCTGAACTTAGAAGTCAAGGCTGGTATACAAGAGGCAACGATAAACTAGCAAGTACTGAGTTTACTTTTACTCGCTTCCTAGTACCAGAGCTTAGTAACTTTAATGGCTGGGCAGTATTTATGGATTGTGATATGTTGCTTACTACAGATATTAAAGAACTGTTTGATCAAGCAGACGACAAGTATGCTATTATGTGTGTACATCACGACTATGCACCTAAAGAAGGCATTAAAATGGACGGACAAAAACAAACAGTGTATCCACGTAAAAACTGGTCAAGTGTTATGTTGTTTAATTGCGGCCATCCTGCTAACAAAGCATTGACTATGGATTTAGTTAACGAACCAGAAATTAACGGTGCATACTTGCATCGCTTTAGTTGGTTAGCAAGTGATGACTTAATTGGTGAAATCTCGCCCGAATGGAATTGGTTAGTAGGACACTACCAAGAGCCAACAGACGGCACACCAAAACTAATACATTACACGGAAGGTGGCCCGTGGTTTGAAAACTATCGTACATGCGAATACCATAAAGAGTGGAAAGCTGAATTACAGGACATGATGAGATAATGACACTAAGCCCTGAAGAAATCTTAGTTAAGGGATCTGGAGACAAACTAACAGTTGAGTCTTCTAACTTATCCAAACCTATGGTTATTAGAGGTGTAATTAAAAAACAACATGCTGACAACTGTGTAAAAAATAATAGAGACTATTGGTACATTGACACAGGTTACTTTGGTAATTTTCCTAGTACAGGAAATAAAAAAGGCAATAAGAAGTGGCACAGGATTGTTAAAAATGAAAATCAACTATCTACGTTTAGACCAAATTTGCCACAAGATAGATGGAACAACCTTGTTAAAGATGATCCAAGAATTCAATGGTCAGGCTGGAAGAATCACGATAAAAAGATTCTATTAGTAATGCCTAATCCTAAAGCATGTGCATGGTATAATGTTGACTATAACAAATGGGTCAAACAAACTACAAAACAGATTAAACAACATATTGATTTACCAATTGAAGTAAGAATTAAAGGTTCACGTACAGCACGTAACTTCGAATACTCAATTTACGATGCTTTTAATTCTGGAGTGTATGCTACAGTAACAATGAATAGCATGGCTGCACTTGAATCTGTTCTATACGGTATTCCAGCATTTGTTACATCGCCTTGCGCAGCTACACCTTTAGCGTCAACGGACCTAAGTCAGCTTAGTAGTCCTTACTATCCTGAATTGGATAAAATACAACAGCACTGTCATAGCCTTGCGTATGGACAGTTTACATTTGATGAAGTTGAGTCTGGTGCTGCATACAACTTAGTGGAGAAATACAGCTAATGAAATTGCTGATGAACGATAAAGAAATTGCAAACTTTTTACTGTCGTTAGTGCCAGTGCCTGAAGAGTTATTCAAATTTAATATGCAAGACAGATACTGTGCAACTTATATTCAAGACCATCTTAGTAAAAAAGCTAAATGGAAAGAACCAAATCGCAAACTGGAACCAGATGAAAAGAAGAAATTTAGAGATAAACTTCTTAAAGCTGTACGCAGAGATTTAGATGAATGGGTTGATGTAGTTAACAAAAACAAAGGCGGAATACGTGATAACTATTTTCACGCAATACATAATAACATTGAATATTTTATTGATGCATTTGGCATCGACGAAATCTTTGCAAAATATAAAGTTGCTGAATATAAAAACTTTGTAAAAGGTACTGGCGCACATCTTGGTGCCGGTGCAAACAACGAATTTATTAGAAGAAAAGAGTTTACTTCGTTTACTGATGATTGTCTAATTAGAAACACAGTTGGTAATGAAGATCTGCTTGTTACAAAAATTGATAACAACTATCCTTTTTGGTTTATTGATAGCGGTTATACAAACTTCCTCGAATCAAATAAAAAATGGCATAGACTAGTGCGTAGTCATTTACACTACGGCAAGTCTTTTGATGCACCTGCAGACAGATTAGGTAATTTTAAAAAGTTTCCTAGACCTTGGAGGAAAGACGGAGAAATTATTTACGTAATTGAACCTGGACCGTTTGCAGCAAGTATTATGCACGTAGATCTAAAAACTTGGAAGTATGATGTAGCAAAAGAGTTACGTAAGTATACTGACAAGCGCATTAGATTTAGATCTAAGGCACCTAAAAAGAAAAGAACTGACCTACATAAAGAATTGTTAAATGACGATTATTACTGCTTAGTAAACATTAATAGTAACGCAGCAACAGAAGCTATATGGGCCGGAGTTCCAGCTATAACGCTAGATACACACATAACAAACCCAGTAACACGCAATAAATTATCAGATATTAACAACCTTTATCGTGATAATATTGGATCTTGGTTATGTATGTTAAGCTATTCTCAATTTACAAAAGAAGAACTACTTAACGGAAAAGCAGCGTCAGTTGTAAAGAGACTTCCATGACGTTAACAGCAGTAGCATACTATGCTGGCATTCCGCCACATAATAACAATCCAGAAAAGCCACTAATCTTAGATAACTTTCTAGCAGGTGTTAAGGCAGCTGGTGATAATGCTATTGACCATCGACAGTTAAGTACAATTCCACATGCTGATGTTGCATTGATACAAGGGTTTGTACACGAACACGGAAAAAATGCACCTCATCTTGTTTTAAGAAAAAATGCAGTAGAACAACAACAGCAACCAGGTAAACGATCTTTAATAGTTGACAGTAATTTATTTTTAGCATACGATCAAGGAAATACAAATCGTTATTTACGATATAGTTACGATGGAGTATTTCCCACTACAGGATTTTATTTTGATACAGATGTTGATCCTACTCGCTGGCAAAAAATTAGTAGCAGATTAAATATTCAAATGAAACCTTGGAGAACTGAAGGTAATCATATTCTAGTATGTTTGCAACGCAACGGCGGTTGGAGTATGCGTGGGTATAATAGTGTACAATGGGCGAACGATACTATTGCAACTATTAGAAACATAACTGATAGACCAATATTAGTTAGAGGACATCCAGGCGATAAAAAGACAAGATACTTTCCGCAACATAAAGATGTATTTGTAAGCAATTCACCTAGTATTCTACAAGATTTAAAGAACGCATGGGCAACTGTGCTATATAATAGTAGTCCTAGTGTTATTAGTGCAATTGAAGGAGTTCCGGTATTCTTAACTGATCCTAGTCCAGAACACAGTCAGAGTCACGAAGTAGCAAATACAAAAATTAAAAGATTAAATGATCCAAAACTTTTTGATAGGCAGGAATGGATAGAAAAGTTGGCAATGTGCCATTGGAACTTTCAAGAACTAGCCTCAGGAGAGGCATGGAAACACTTTAGGAGATACATATGATTAAATTAGACAATGGATGGCATATGCCAGACAACGAAGTAAAGATGACTAGACATATTCAAGAAGATACTGATATGTATAATCCTAATTACGAAAGAAAAATTAGAGATGCTATTTTAGCAGCCATTCCGATCAAAGGAATATTTGTTGATGTTGGTGCTAACGTAGGACTTTGGTCAATGGATATGAAAAAACATTTTAGAAAAGTAGTTTCTTATGAGCCTAGTGAAAGAGTTCACGAATGCCTAGTAAAAAACTTAGGTGAGTATGATACCATTAACATTAGACGTAAAGCATTAGGCGATAAAGCTGTAACTGTACAGTTTCATGACGGGATTAAAAACTGCGGTGATAGTAAAATTGCAATGTGGGAGTCTGATGCGTTTTATTATGTTGATGTTGTAAAATTAGACGATGAAGGTATCAAGAATATTTCATTAATTAAAATTGATGTGCAAGGATACGAATTACCGGCAGTTTTAGGAATGGAAAAAGTTATTGAAGAGCAGCAACCGTGGGTAGCATTTGAAATTAATAATGATGTTGACGTTATTTGTAAGTTTTTAGAAGATAGAGGTTACGACCAAATATACATGAAGTCAAAAAGAGTGTTAATTTATGCACCAAAAACAGGACCTATGGCGCCAGCAAGTAAATTTATGGGTAGATACTTAGGACCAGGACCTTATGAAAAATTAAGTGGTAAAAGTGGTAAAGTAATTCCGTTGCAACAAGGAAGATAGTGTGAACAAGGCTGCGAAACGTATTCAAAAATGTGCTTTTAAAAGACCGTTTGTTGATTGCTTAGTAATCGGCACAGGCATGGGTGCATTTGACGAATTATTTGATTTATTTGACACTGTTTTTGTATATGACAAAGGAGCACCTAGAGTAAGACGATCTAATGTAGTATACAAAGCAAAATTAAAAGATTGCTCACTGTCAACAATCACTACTGTGTTTATAGATAGAGAATTAGTAAAAGTTTTAGACCACTTAGGCGCTATTTTAGCAAACCCTTCACCTGATGTATTCATAGCAGGAGAAGAGCCTATTGATAGAAACCAAAGTGCCAATTTGTATAGGCACAAATATAATTGTAAAATGACAACAGGAACATTTCATGTTTGGACCTGTATGAAAAACGGAGAATTTTTCCAATGACAATAAGTGTAGTAACAACATTCCACGCAAAAGGCTTACAACAGTACGGACAACGTATGATTGATAGTTTTATTGATAATTGGCCTTCAGAAATTAAGTTGCATGTATACGCAGAAGATTGTAACCCTAAAATTAAGGATCATAGCAGAATTGAATTGTATGATCTACATTCAAGTGTGCCAGAGCTAGTTGCATTTAAACAAAGATGGAAAGATGTCCCTAAAGCAAACGGTGATGTAAGTGGTGACCCTATTCGTAGTAGAAGACGTGACTCGGGTAAAGGATTTAAATGGGACGCAATTCGTTTTGCACACAAAGTATACAGTATTTTTCACTGTGCTACTATATGCGATACTGAAAGACTTATGTGGATGGATGCAGACACTTTTTGCCACAGTCCGATATCCTATAGTCGAGTAAACGATCTTGCTCCACCACACAAAGATATTTGTTTTCTTGGAAGAAAAGGTAAGTTTTCAGAATGTGGACTATATTCAATGACGCTAGGTAACAAGCAAACAACACGCTTTATGAGAGAATTTAAAAGGGTATACGAAGAAGCAGAAAACAATGGTATCTTTCAAATGGAAGAGTGGCATGACAGTTATGTATTTGATGTAGTTCGATCAAGAGTACCTATGAACGAGTGGAATTGGGCCGAAGGCCTAGTTACTGGTGAAGGCCACCCGCTTATTAATTCGATGTGGGGAGCATATCTTGATCATCTCAAAGGTGGACGTAAACAATTAGGTAAAAGTAAACGCACAGATTTACTTGTGCCTAGAACTGAAGCATACTGGAATCAGTAATGTGGATGTCTATGAAGTTTAGGATATGGAGGGAGTATGGCGCACTTAATAGTAAACCTATTTTTGATGCTTTTGAACACAGCATTATATCTAGTGGGCACAGCGTTGTTAACGATGATACTAGTGCCGACGTTAATGTTATTTGGAGTGTTTTGTTTAATGGTAGAATGGGGCCTAATCAAACTATCTGGAATCAGTCCAAACCCACCATCGTCCTTGAGGTAGGTGGTATCAAACGAGGCACTACATGGAAGGTAGGAGTAAATGGGATTAATAGAGATGCTTACTTTGGGCCCAATAATAATAACAGTGATCGCCATCGTTTACTCGGTTTATCGTTAAAGCCTTGGAGTACTGACGGAGAATTTATTCTCATAGCAGGACAGCACGATAAAAGTTTACAATGGAAAAACATGGTACCAATGAGCAGTTGGGTCATGGATACTATTGATACTATTCGAACACACAGTGACCGCCCTATACTATTCCGACCACATCCTAGATGCCCGTTACATTCTATAGAACATCAGTTTAAAAACGTATATAGGCAAAACCCAATACAACTGCCAAATAGTTACGATGACTTTGACCTAGATTTTAACCGCATATACGCTACTGTAAGCTGGAGTAGTAACCCGGGTACACATAGTGTCATAGATGGCGTTCCAGCGTTTGTAGGGCCCAGCTCGTTAGCGTATGACGTGGCTAATACCGACTTATCTCAAATAAACAATCCGCTAATGCCAGATAGACAGCAATGGCTTAACGATTATGCACACACCGAATGGACAGTTACTGAAATTGCAGACGGACTTCCATTAACACAATTAGAAAATTACCTAGAAACTAAAATTACTTCTTGATTTATATCGTTAACTGTTGTATAATAGTATTATGAGACAGCATAGTTATACAGAAGATTTATTCATCGATTTTGTCGAAACAGTCGAAAGAGAATTCTATTCATTGCAGTATCAAGATAGATCTGCAGCGCATAGTTTTCACACGGCTCTTGTTGAAGGCAGACATCTAACAGAAAAACAAGCACAGTATGTTTTAAAGATTCTTTTCAAATACAGAAAAACAGTTGGGAAAGAACTTGACTATGCTAATCATATGGAGATGCCTCAATGGAAACATCCGTTTAGACAAATAGACAATTCAAAGAAAGTATGGATTGAAACAGTAGGCAAAACACCAGCCATTGTACTTAAATTTCCATTCGGTTTCAAACAAGAGTTTGATGACTTTATTAAAGAAATTAAATACAACACAGATTATAAAAAGAATCAGTGGGATGCTGAACGTAAGGTAAGACTGCTAGGCTTTTATGATTACAACGTACTCTTATTAAAAGAATTTTTAGTAAACGCAGGATTTGAACTATCTTTAGAGTTTCATGATGCTGTTGATAGAGTTGAAGAAGTATTTCAAGACCAAACCGAATATGTTAAACGTTGTAAAATTGTAGAAGGTAGTGTTGAACTAGTTAATCCTAGTGAAAGTGCAGAAATATATTTTAGAAGAAACAAAACTACAAGTTTAGACAACAACTTAATTTTAGCTAAATCTTTAGGTCATACACTTCATCAAAAGACTGGCAAACTTAGTATTGCTAAGAAAATTGCTTCGACTCCGTCAAATGCATTTTGGATTAAAGATCTAGCTGAGTTTATAAAATTAGGGTATTTGGTAAATGGTAGAATTGGCATTATTTTAGATCGTACTAGCCAAGCAGGAACATGGTTAGAAGACTTGTTAGAAACTATTGCTATTAATAATTTTAACAAATCTGATTTTAGAGTTTGTTTTAGAGCCGGAAAACATGATGATCCAAAATTTAACAATTGGGTAAGAGATAACGGCTTAGGCGGTAAGATTGATGGTGCTAAGTTCTTAATCTTCAATCAAAAACCTCCAAAGTGGTTGTATAAGGATGAAAACGATGTTATAATACTAGCAAGTAATCAGTTGTTTGCACCTACTAACACTATGGCAAGACATCTGTTTAAAAACCATAACTGTGTAGTGTATGTTGGCGACATACAACCTACAAGAGACCAACGTGAGGAAGACCTAATTGAATTGTAAACTTATTATCAAAGACGAGGTGAACATTAAAGTAGATGGTCTTGCCATTGAGACACGAAGAAAGATTGCTAACAAGTTAAAATATGACTTGCCGTATGCTAGGCACATGCCTGCATATAAGTTAGGCCGCTGGGACGGTACTATGACTTTCTTTGGAATTGGCGGAACAGGGTTCCTTGCACACTTAGATATTATTATTCCTACTATTACCGGTGACGGATATGAAATTGAAGTAATAGATCATCGTACTGCTCCAGAGTTAACGTTTACACCTATTACAGAAAACTATTGGGCCGATCAAGGAAAAGTATGGCCTAAAGGACATCAGTTAGAAGGACAGCCTATTGTACTTAGAGATTATCAATATGATGTTGTTAACCAGTTCTTAGAAAATCCACAAAGTTTACAAGAAGTAGCAACCGGAGCAGGTAAAACTATTACTACTGCTACACTGAGTCACTTGTGCGAACCTTATGGACGTAGTATTGTAATTGTTCCTAACAAAAGTCTTGTTGTGCAAACAGAAGAAGATTATCTTAATTTAGGACTTGATGTAGGTGTATACTTTGGTGATAGAAAAGAACTAGGAAAGACACACACTATCTGTACATGGCAAAGTCTTAATGTATTAGATAAAAAAGGCAAATACAATGACGCACTAACATTAGCAGAATTCTTAGAAGGCGTTAATACAATTATTATTGACGAAGTGCATCAAGCAAAAGCAGATGTTCTTAAAAAACTGCTTACAGTAAATTTAAAAAATGCTCCAATTCGTTGGGGACTAACTGGAACTGTACCTAAAGAACCTTGGGAATTTCAAGGCATACTTGCAGGCATTGGTCCAGTAATTAACAATGTTTCGGCACACGATTTACAAGAGAAAGGTGTACTTGCAAAGTTAGATATACAAATTTTACAAACAAAAAATATTGAGGAATTTAGAAACTATCAAGAAGAATATACTTGGTTGGTAACAGATCCTAATAGAATATCTTGGATATCTTCTAAAGTGAAAGAATTTTCACTAACTGGTAATACATTAGTATTAGTAAACAGAATTGATACAGGTAAAAAAATTATAGAACATATACCTGAAGCAGTTTTTGTTGCTGGCGAAATGAAATTAGCTGATAGGAAAGATGAGTATGATGAAATTAAAACAAGTGATGGCAAAATTATCATTGCTACCTATGGCGTGGCTGCTGTCGGGATTAATATCCCTCGCATATTTAATCTGGTGCTTATTGAACCTGGCAAAAGTTTTGTTAGGGTAATTCAAAGTATTGGACGTGGGGTACGTATTGCTGAAGACAAGGACTTTGTACAAATATGGGATATTACATCAACGTGTAAATATGCAAAACGCCATTTAACTGAACGCAAGAAGTTTTATAGAGATGCAAAATATCCGTTTCATATTACAAAGGTAGATCAATAAGAAGATAAAAAATACTTGACTTAGATGGATTAATCTGTTATAATACAGTATAAAGTATCTAGTAAAAAACTATAAAAGTGATACAGTTGCGTATTACTATAACGGAGAATAAATGAGTAGAATATTAACATTGGAAAACAAGGCGTTTAATCTAAACGAACTGCCGGACGAAGTCGAAGAAGATGCAAGATTTAGTGTACTAGATAATTCGGATGCAAGTTATCCTGATTTCTACTTTATGCCTTTGATATTTCTTGAGTCTTTTAACAGCCCAGCTATCTTAATGAATATTGGTGGATATGAAATACAGATGCCACTAGATTGGTGTATGCTTGTTGGAGATAGTGACTGCGGAACAGACCCTGAGGTATTGCCGTTAACTTCAATTAATGAACGTGGATTTGAAGCATTTGTTATAAACCCTATTAAAGGTTACAGATCAGAATTTGCAGCAGTAGAGATTATTAACATCTATCAAGATGTTCGTTGGTACTTTCCTAAGATGAAAAATGGACAACTGCTAAGTGTGCCATTACATGATGGGCATAATCCATTGTGTGCATATTTTGTTAAAGAAATTAGCAGGCAGTCAGAACAGCTCGAATTGGCTAACCTACTCTGATAATTAAGTTAGTACATTATAAAATGTTTTTAGGAGAATTATGATGAGCATAAAAGCAGGTAAAATTTGGGGTTCTACAGAATTAATTCACGCTAATGGCGTACTTGAGTTCCACCGAATTGAATATAAAGCTGGATTTAAATGCAGCGAACACGAACATGAATTTAAATGGAATGGCTTCTTTGTAGAGTCAGGAAAGATGATTGTACGTGTATGGCAAGAAGATCAAGAAGGATTAGTAGATGAAACTATTCTTGAAGCAGGAGACTTTACACAAGTTAAGCCTGGTAAGATACATCAGTTTGAAGGTGTAGAAGATGGCGTTGCATTTGAGTTGTATTGGGCAGAGTTCAATCACAATGATATTAAACGTAGGTCTGTAGGTTCTTCTGTAAAATGAAATTAGGTGTTGTATCGACATTTAGCGATAAAGGTTATCATGAATACGGTAAGCATTTCGTAGAGAGCTGTAGACGATTTCTTGATCCTAATATAACAGTTTACATTTATGTAGATAATATTGTAATTGAAAACCCGCCAGCAAATTTTGTTATTAGAAAATTAGAACCTTCAGTACCAGAGCTTACAGAATTTAAAAAACGTAATGCTCATAGAGTACCGGGTAAATTTATATATGACGGTGTAAGATTTAGTCACAAAAGTTATTGTATATGGCATTGTGCAAACAACGCTGATGTTGATACGTTATGTTGGATTGACAGCGATGCTGAAATATTCAACCGTATTACTAAAGAATATCTTAAATCATTTTTGCCAGACGGATTATTTGTAAGTTATTTAGGAAGACCGCATTATACAGAAACAGGGTTCCTTGCGTTTGATTTAACGCACAAGCACTCTAAAGAATTTTTTGATGTGTGGAAAGAGTATTATACAAACGATACCATCTACGACCTAGCAGGACAATTAGATTGTCATGCGTTTGACGCTGCGAGAGAAAGACTTGAACAAGAAGGAAAGATACACAATTTTGATATTGCTGGTGTACGTTTCCCAGGGTTAGGTAAAAATCATTTTAATGCAGCACTTGAAAATCACATTATACACTACAAAGGTGATCGAAAATTAAAGAGAGACGAGCAATTAGCTCGTGCATTGAAACGAATGAACAAAGGTAAAAACTAAGATGAGTGTTAAAGGAATCAACGGACTGAAGCATAAAAAAGAAGCAGAATTTATTCTTCAGATAACTCGTACAGCAACAATTAGAGAAGAAAAAACTTTTGTTGTTGATATGTACGAAGGTAAAGATTTAATTGAAAGTCGTAAGTTGCCCGGATATAGTAAAGCGTATGCAGAAAGCTGTGCTGAGAACTGGGAAAACGGTGTTATTGAAAAATGAAAGTAGTACTAACAGGTCATAAAGGGTTTATTGGTAGTCACTATCATGATTACATTAAAGGCTCCAATGACGTTACTACATACGATTTAGCATCAGGACAAGACTTGTGTAATTTAGAGATAGTTTCTCAAACACCAGATGCTGATGTTGTAGTGCATATGGCTGCAACAAACGGAACTAGATTATTCTACGAAACGCCTACAGCAGTTGCATTTAATAATACAATTCCTACATTTAACTTAATCCAACGCTACATTAACACCAACGCAAAGTTTGTGTTTACTAGCACATGCGAAATTTTTAATGGAGCAATTGACAACGGTTATTACGATGTTCCAACAGACGAAAATGTTCCAGTAATGTTTAACGACATTATAAATCCACGCTGGAGTTATAGTATTCCTAAAGCACTAGGTGAAAACTTAGTAGCTAACTCAGGACTTAAATGGTTAGTCATACGTTACTTTAATATATATGGTCCGCGACAAAAGGATCATTTTATTAGTGAATTTGTAGAACGTGTAGCAAAAGGCGAGTATTATATCAAAGGTGACGACACTCGTAGTTTTTGTTATATAGACGATGCTGTTAAGTTAACACACGAACTTATTGAAAACCACGACAATCAGATTATCAACGTTGGTAGACAAGAAGAAAATAGTATCAGTGATGTAGCTAGAATTATTATGGACATTATGGGAGTTGACCCAGCTAAACTTGAAGTACTACCTGGACTAAAAGGTAGTGCAAAACGCCGTTGTCCAGATACATCTAAATTACTTTTATCAACAGGCCCTTTTGAGTATACACCATTAAAAGTTGGTCTTAAACAAACAGTGGAGTCATTATTATGAAATTAGGAATCATAGGTGCTGGTACAGTTGGCACTGCAAATAAACTAGGATTCGAACACATCGGGCATAAAGTTGTGTCGCACGATATTAAACTTGATACAAAAATTACAGATATCATGGACACAGATATTTGTTTTTTGTGCGTTCCAACACCTAGTACTGACGATGGAGATTGTAATACTTCGATTATTGAAAGTGTAATAGACGAACTTGCTAGTATTGAATACAAAGGTATTATTGCTATTAGAAGTACAGCCGTTCCAGGGTTTACACAAAGTATGATCGAAAAACATAAAAACTTAACTATTGCGTTTGTTCCAGAGTTTTTACGTGAGCGTTGTGCATTAGATGACTTCCTTAACAATCATAAATTACTTGCAGTAGGCACACATGACATTTGGGTACACAGAAAAATGGTCGAGTGTCACGGAGATTTACCACAGAATATAGTACACTTAACACCGAACGAAGCAGAAGTGCTTAAATACTATAACAACGTTTATGCCGCAGTAAGGGTTACGTTTGCAAATGTTATGTATGAAATTTGTGAAAAACTAAACTGTGACTACAATACTATTAAGAATGCATATATTAAAACAGGCAAAGCAATTGACATGTACTTAGATGTTTATCCGGATCTAAGAGGATACGGTGGTGCATGTTTACCTAAAGATACTAAAGCTCTTGCAGGGCTTATTAAAAAATTAGACTTGCCTTTTGACTTGTTAGATGTTGTCACGGAGGACAACAGCAAAGTAAAAAAGACCGTGTTTAATGGAATGAGGGAAGATTAATGGACCACGTAGCTGCTGAAGATTTAAAAGATATTATTAAATGGCCAGGTGGCGTACGTCCTCACATCTTAGATATAGGAGCAAACCAAGGGCAGTTTGCTAGAGAGATGAGAGAAACATTTGGCAATGCATTTATCTATTCCATTGAAGCTAATCCCATTTGTGAAGTTAAATTGCAGAAAGGAATGAAACACGGTACTGTTAACGAATATCAAATTGTTGCATTAGGCAAAGAAGAAGATACATTAGATTTCTTTCGAAATAAAACTAAGCCACAAGGAAAAGGTGCAAGTTTTTATCCTGAGATTACAGATACAAATCTTGAGTGCGTAAAGATTCCTGTTAGGAGATTAGATGATGTAATTCCAACTGACCATTATCATTTAATTAAAATTGATGTGCAAGGTGCTGAAGCAGATGTAATCACCGGTGGCGAAACTACAATTCAAAAAGCAAAATATGTTATACTGGAATTAGCAATCACTCCGTACAATGAAAATGCTCCACTAGGTATGGAATTAGTTGAGCAAATGAATAACTTAGGATTTGGTTTAATATCATGTATTACTGAACATTCAAATGACGGAAACGTAATTCAAATTGACGGTGTGTTTGGTAAAGAACAAGAAAACAACACAGCAGTTATGGAATATTTTAATTAATGCATTATAAACTAGACTACGAAAAACAAGTGCATTCACAGCACGGCGAAGATGGTATCATTGAACAAATGACTAATGCTATCAAAAACCCAGATCTAACTTTCTTAGAACTTGGCTGGGGAGATGGCGGCACAAATATGACTAACTATCTACAGTTTGATAAAGGCTGGACCGGTATAGGTGTTGACGCAAAAGAAAATCCTAAAGGTGCTAATAGGTTTACTGATAAGTTTACACACGTTAACTCTTTTGTGTATCCGCATAATGCAAAGACATTTATTAAAAATATTCCTTATAACCCAGACTTTTTTAGTTTAGACATTGATAGCTATGACTACGCTGTTGCACACGAACTATTTTTAAATTGTGGGTTTAGACCTAAAACAGTGTGTGTTGAATTTGCAGATACATTTGGTCCAAATACAATTGGTAGTTTTCCGTATGTTGCAAGTATGCCATATAAGACTCTTAGAAAAGGTAAATTAACAACGTCTGGATGTAGCTTAAAGAAATGGCAGTTGTTCTTTGAAAAATTTAATTATACATATTTTGGCTTCGACACAAGTAGTACAAACTGCTTTTTTTATAACCCGGACGAGTGTAACACAATCGATCTTAACATATTAGAAATTACAGAATTATCTTATACCAACGACACTGAAATAAAAAAACATATTCGTGCTAGTGTATGGAACGAACATTATGATAAAATTTTTAGTTTAGACTTAGGAGTCTAATAATGCAACAAGAAAGGAACTGTCATGCAACACAAAATAAGCGAACTGTGCGACAAGGTCGCAGTTATCTATGTAAAGTCCGAGCAACTAAGAAAATTAAAATATAATGTACCTAAAGAACAGCAAGACAAAAGCCAAATAGATTTTCTTGTTGCAGATATACAGACTCTGTGCAGGGAGGTGGGTTACGACAGAGGCCCATACTCTAAATAGTGGATGTAAGCGATAAAGAGATTGCTAGATTGTTTTTTATAACTAAAGGACATCTTGTACAAATGAAGACAATGGCTGAGTGCTATGACGGATACTTTAGACGCATGTGGAACAATCACGAAGCAACATATCGCGAAGAAGGTTTTGAAGAAGCATGGAGAAAATATAAAAATGATATCTAAAGAATACCAAGAAGTACTTTCACTAATACACAGTGGAACTAAATTTGGAAAAAGATCAAAGATACCAGAACATTTGAAAAAGTTCATTTCAAAAAATCATATTAGATCTATGATCGATTTTGGCTGCGGCAAAGGTCAGTTAATTGACGTGCTAAAGCACAACTACCCTACTATAGATATTATGGGCTATGATCCTTGTAATCCAAAATTTAATGTACCATTAAAGAAAGTTGATTTAATCTTTTCAACAGATGTGTTAGAACATATCGAACCCAATCACCTCGACAAAACACTACAAGAAATCAAAGAACACAGTGATTATGTGTATCATCTAATAAGTTGTGCGCCAGCCAAACTTATACTTCCAGACGGGCGTAATGCACATCTTATACAGCAAGAGCCAGAATGGTGGAAACAGAAGCATTTGGATTTGGGATACGAGATACTCAAAGAAGAATACCGATCTTTTAGCAAATATTCAAAACAACTTGGCAGATCTATCCCAGTTAAAAACTATTTTATAATGGCAAAACTAACTTAAAAACTTCTTGCTTTTATCGTATTATGATAGTATACTGTATATATGATTAGAATAATATTTGTATCATTGTCTTTATTGCTTACAGGGTGTAGCACCACAATAGCAGTGTTAGACGTTACTGCTTCTACAGCTATCTACGCAGGTAAGACAGTTGTAAACACAGTTGATATGATTACACCAGATATAATAAACAAGGACTAACATGTCAGGCTTAAAACTAAATGAAATTCTAGCAGCAGTAGATATGAACGCAAAACATTTGTGGGATGAGCTAACAGCTGATCAACGCAAAAGTGTTGTTTACTTTACACTTAATCGTTACATAAGCAATGTAAATGGGCCTAGAGAGCTAAAAGAACATTACGTAATGCTAGGTAACGAACGCTTTAATAAACATTTATTTTTGCTTTTAAACAAACATAACAAGTTACTTTGGCAACTTGCATGTAGTTGTGGGCATGAAGAGAAAAACATTCACAGGCATGAGTGGCTAGGGCTTAAAAGAGAAAAGAATAAAAAAGAAGAGTTCTTAAAGACGTTGTTTCCACAGATGAAAAGTGCAGACGTTTCTACAATGGCTGCAATTACTGACAACAAAGAAATTAAAGAATACTGTAAAGATTTGGGCTGGGATAAGAAGCAGATAAATGCAATTAAATTATAAATGTGATTATTGCAAAAAAGAATTTGCAAAAGAAAAAACATTATTCGTACACGTATGTGAGCCGAAGAGACGTCACTTGGCTAAAAATGAAAAGCATGTACAGTACGGTTTACTTACATTTAGAAGATTTTATGAGTTTAACAATCCAACTGCAAAAGCAAAAACATTTGATGATTTTGTAGGAAGTCCTTACTATAATGCCTTTGTAAAGTTTGGCAGTTTTATGGTTAATACAAATCCTATATACCCAGAACGTTTTTTAGACTTTGTTGTTAAGAGCGGAGTTAAACTAGATCACTGGTGTCGCGATGCAATGTATGATACATATGTTGAAGAGCTTCTAAAGATTGAGCCAGCCGACGGAGCAATACAACGTAGTATACAAACTATGATGGATTGGGCTGACAACAACGATGCTGAATGGAATCACTACTTTAGCTATTGCAATATGAATAGAGCAACACATGATATTAAGGAAGGTAAGATTAGTCCGTGGATATTATTAAATTCTAAAGCAGCAAAAAAAATGATGCAGAGCATGACTGACGAACAATTAAACATTATTGGTCCTGTTGTTAATCCGCAATTTTGGATGTCACGATTTAAAAGATTGCCTGCTGATGTAGAGTTAGTAAGAGAAGTTATTAAAGAGGGTAACATATCGTGAAGACGAAGCAAAGAAAACTATTAAGTGGTAGAGAAGTACCGCAACTTGAACGAGTTGCTAATCTTAGTATAATAACAAAGTGTCCTGAAAAGTGGAAGATAGTTGATATGGAAACAGGCGAAGAATATGTTGCTAGTGGGTCGTTTGAACTCTACAAGCAATGGACAAGGATAAAATGATTTTAGCAATCTCATTTACACTATTATGCTATGTATTACCGATATATATGTTAGTGAAGATGAATAAAGAAGAACCAAAATAATGCCAGATATTGATATAGATTTTGTTAACAGAGATGAAGCACTGAAGCATTTTAAGCACATCAGAGCAAGTCGTATTGACGATAATAAACTAGTCAAACATAATACTGGTGTGTATATGCACGAAGTTCCAGTAAACGCTGAAACAAATTTATGCGCAATTCCGCATAAAGAAGCAGAGGATGTTGGATATTTTAAACTAGACTTTCTTAACGTTGGCATATACAAAGATGTTAAAGATGAAAAGCATTTAGATGAATTAATAGAAAAAGAACCTGTGTGGGAGTTACTACTTGAAGATGACTTTACAGACTTGCTTTTTCATGTTAACGGACACGGCGACTTGTTACGTAAACTAAGGCCTGATACAGTTGAAAAACTTGCAGCAGTACTAGCAATGATACGTCCTGCAAAAAGACATTTAGTTGACGAAGGTTGGAATATCATTATGTCTGAAGTATGGAATAAGCCTAGTGACGATGCATACTTTTTTAAGAAGTCACACGCAACTGCGTATGCACTTGCAGTTAAGGTACAGATGAATTTATTAAGCGAGGGAGTAAAATGAAACTAAGCATTGAAAACATTGGTGGAGAAATCGCAAAAGAAGATTCAAGATATATTGTTAGAGATAACAAGACTCTTAAAAACTTAGTATTAAGTAGTACATTTTTAGAAGCAAACAAGAGTACTACAGGACATGCACATGTTGGCCAAGAAGAAATTTATTTCTTTATTAAAGGCAAAGGTGAGATGGAACTAATAAACACCAACGGAGAACGTACCGTAGAACAAATACAAGATGGTGATGTTGTTTTAATTCCAGATGGACACTTTCATAGAGTACATAACACAGGAGACTACGGATTATATTTTGTCTGTGTCTTTGATGGAAAGAGGAACCATTAATGGAAAATTTTATACACACGTTTCAAGTAGGTGAAAAAGTATGCGATGACTTAATTGCGTACCATGCTCAAAACGACGAATACAAATCTGCAGGTGTTGCAGGAGGCATAGTAGATCACAACATTAAAGAATCTACTGATGTAATTTTTTATAACAGCAGTCAAGATGACAGAGTACAAAGATATTTTCAACAGTTACAAATGGGCTTTGACCAATATATTACAAAGTTTAATTTACAGCATTTACATCTTTCAACAGAAGATCATAATTTAATTCAGCACTATCCTATTGGAGGTGGCTTTAAAGTTTGGCATTTTGAAAGAGACAAAGGTGACGAATCTCGACAACTAGTCTACATGACATACCTTAACGATGTACCAGACGGTGGCACAGCATGGAAGTACCAAGACTTTGAAATTGAAGCCAAGAAAGGCTTGTCAGTTATATGGCCTAGTGATTTTACACACACGCACAAGGGAATAGTGTCACCAACTTCAGAAAAGTGGATCGCTACAGGATGGTTTAACTATCAGTAGGTTTCGGTTTACGGACTAATGTAATTGACTTACGTTTGATTCTTTTAGTAATAATTGCGTTTAAACTTGTTATTGGTCCAAACAATACAGCAACATCTTTACTAGTAAAGTTACGAATAGCATACTTAAACTTATAAATTTCTGAAGATAAAAATATGTTGATAGGTATCATTCTGTTCGATTCCCACCACCACGCTTCACCTAGTTCGATAAATTCGTCTCTAGCTGTTTGTGTTTTTAGTTTCTCATAGTCGTAAAACGATGTGACGTTATTATCCTGATTAATAATAATGCCGACATACTCTTTATCAGCATGTGTTAACACACTAATAAACGGGAAGTTTTCTTGTAAGTTATCTGTTATTCTCATATTTTTGTTTTTCGATAAATACCTATATGCAAAGTCATTCAATATATTTATATCCAAATTTACTCGACGTATACGATAATGGTATTTCGGGCAATTGGATTGTGGAGAGAAAACGTATGGTCTATAATAGAGGACTGATTGCTTACCGTAGTGTCGACAATAGAATCGATTTACAAGTAAGGAACAGTAATGAAAAAAAGTATAATATAACAGGTTCAACTGTTGTGTTTAACATCGTGAACAAAGAGAACAGCGATCTTATTCTTAGTAAAGATTGTGCAGTAGATGATCTAACACTTGGAAGAGTTTACGTAGTATTAACAGCAGACGAACTAGCAGCACTAGAACCAGGGTTTTATAGCTATAGCATAGTAAAAGAAGTTAGAGCAGTAGTTGACTCCACCGACTACAAAGTAACTTCGAGAACACCGCTATTCTTTGATCCTCATTACGGTGCTTTAGGCAACTTACATATTATGGGCGATGTGCTTGGAACTCCATACAACACTGTTGAAGTTTACAAGTTTAACAAAAATATTGACTGGAACTCGTCAACATTTGTTCCGTCGAATACTCCACAATTTGATAATCCTAGACCAAACTATAACCAAACTAACACATCAAATACAGTCTATGAAGAACATCATTTTAGCAGTTTAGTTGATGCACAGCCAAACATGTCTAGCCCAAACAGTTTGCATACATTCCAATTTTATTTTAAAGATTATACTGGCAATGTAGTAATACAAGCAAGTCTAGGTGACGGCGGTAAACCAAGCGAACAGAGTTTCTTTGACTTACAAGATTTTGATATTACTGCATCAGAATCAAATGTATTCAAAAATCAATCTGGAAAATATAACTGGTTTAGAATTAAGCACACCCCAACTAATACTAACACAGGCGCACTAGATAAATTTTTAGTACGTTAACCGAAAAAGGTTGACTTTAATACTAAAGATGCTATACTAGTTGTATGACTCTGGTATTAGATAAGTTTAGAACTCTCATTCCTGCTCGTGCAAAAACTAGCCCTAGTGGTTGGACTAGTTTTAATGCTCCGTGCTGTCATCATCGCGGCCACAGTACTGATAAACGTAAACGTGGCGGATTACGATTTGACATGGGTGTTGTATTCAATTGCTTTAACTGCAAGTACACTGCAAGTTGGCAACCAGGTCGGCCGATATCAGGCAAGTTTAAATCGCTGTGTATATGGTTAGGTGCTAACGAACAAGATATTAATCAATTAATATTTGAAGCACTAAAAACAGAGTCGCCTGAGTATCAACCTCGAGAGGTATCTGAAACAGTTACATTTACACCTAAAGCACTTCCAGAGGGTGCATTAGCAATTAGTGAATGGCTTGATGCAGACCTTTCAACAGATGAAGAAGCTAGTCTAGCCGAAGTAGTAAAGTATGTTGTAGATAGAAACTATGATCCATTAAGTAACAATTTTTACTGGACATCCGAACCCGGGTATAATGATAGAGTTATTATTCCTTTTAGGTACAAAGGAGTTGTAGTTGGTAATACTGCTAGGAAAGTTTCTAATGGACGTCCTAAGTATCTGTCAGACCACCATCCTCATTTTGTTTTTAATATTGACGAACAAAAAGAAGATCAGAAATATATATTTGTAACAGAAGGTCCGTTTGATGCACTAGCAATAAACGGTGTTGCTTTGTTAACTAATAATATACACGAGCAACAAGCACAAATTATTAATGGGTTAGGCCACCAAGTAATTGTTATTCCAGATCAAGATGAAGCTGGAGGGCAGCTTATTACTAAAGCTAACGAGTACAACTGGCATATTGCATTTCCTAATTGGAGCAATGATGTTAAAGATGTTGCAGATGCAGTAAGTAAATACGGTAAGATGTTTGTATTAGTAGATGCAATAAAAACAGCAGTACAAGGCTCTATTAAAGTAACAATGGCAAAACAAAACTTTGAGAGAAAACTTAATGAAGAAAATTAAACAACTATGGTCTAATATCAAAGAACGATATTATACATGGAAAATTAAAAGGAAACTGAAAAATAAAGATTCTTCAGATCCTTTTATATACAAGTAAGGAAGGTATGGTGATTAGAATGAAGACGGAATTTGAAACAGGAATATTTGAAGTTCTGAAGAATTTACTAAAAGGCAACAGTGTAGTACTAGCAGGAATTTATACTCTAGGACATATTGTTATTGCAATGACAGTTGTTAGCTTAATGACTAAGGCAAGCCTATGGGAAGCAGGAACTGTTGCGTTAGTAGAACCAATGATTAACGGAGTATGGTTTTACATACTACATAACTTATGGAAAAAATATAACTGATGATAACTTGGGGAATATCAGCTAACAGCCACGATGCAGCATTGGCAGTGTTTAAAGACAAGGAATTAGTCTTTGCAAGTCACGCTGAACGATTCAGTGGAGTTAAGAACGATGCTCACCTAAATTCTAAATTAATTAATTACGCTAAACAATGGGGAGAACCTAATGAAGTGGTATGGTATGAAAGACCCTTTAGAAAAACTCTTAGACAACTTAGAGCAGGGCAAGGCTGGAACTATAACGAAAATAATATTGAGCAGTACCTTAAAACTTATAATATCACTGCTCCTATTAGGTATGTTGGTCACCACCATAGCCATGCTGCCGCAGGTTATTTTACTAGCCCTTTTAGTGATGCTACTGTCGTATGTATTGACAGCATTGGAGAATTTGAAACTCTAACTATTTGGGAAGCAAACGGATACGAGCTAAAGAAAGTTCATAGCCAAGGGTATCCGCATTCAATAGGACTGTGGTACAGTGCAATGACTCAGCGTATTGGACTAAAGCCTAACGAAGATGAATACATTCTTATGGGCATGGCTGCATATGGCGATCCGTGGAGACTGTATGCTGACATACATAAAGACTTTATTTCGTTCAACGAAGTTAACGTTAAATTTAAAAAGAACTTGCATAAAGGTTGTAAAGATTGGCGGCCTGATTTAACTAGTGAACAAGACATGTATGACATTGCAGCAGCAACACAGAAGCTGTACACGCACTTATTATCAGAAATACTAGTATGGACCAAGTATAACTGTCCTAGTAAAAATTTAGTATTAATGGGAGGGTGTGCATTAAACTGTAGTGCAAACAACCAAGCAAATAACATCTATGGAGATAATGTTTGGATTATGCCTAACCCAGGCGATGCAGGCAGTGCTATTGGAGCAGTGTTAGCATATCATAACTATCATATTAATTTTGACTCACCCTACTTAGGATACAATATAGAAGGACCTTATCCAATTGACAAAGTTATCGAAGAACTTAAAAATACAGGAATATGTGGAGTGGCGAACGGCAGAGCAGAGTTCGGTCCGCGGGCGTTGGGCAACCGCAGCTTGTTTGCTGATCCTAGGGGGATTGACATTAAAGATCGGGTTAATGACATTAAACAACGGCAGCGATTCAGACCTTTTGCTCCAGCAGTACTTGAAGAACACGCAGCAGAATTGTTTTCTGGACCAAGGAACGGTTTTATGCAGTATACCTCCCGTTGCAAAGATCACAGTAACTACCCTGCCATAGTTCATGTAGATGGGACTAGTAGAGTGCAAGTAGTGAACAAACACCTGCACACGGGCTTGTATGAGCTTCTAAGGCGGTGGTTTGACGCTACAGGATGTCCTATGTTATTAAACACAAGTTTAAATATTAAAGGAAAACCTATGGTAAATGACGAGTTGGATGTAAAAGAGTTTGCTCAAATGTATGGTGTGAGTGTATACTAATAATATAATTATGAACATAAAAGAGAAGAATTAATGGCGACAACTAAAAATTACGATTACGAAGTCCAAAAAGTATATTTGGAAATGATGATGAGTGACGCTGAGACATTTGTAAGATGTCAGGGTATTTTTGATCATACTTTGTTTGACAGAAAATTACAAGATGCTGCCGAGTTTATTAACGAGTACACAAAGCAATATAACACATTACCAGACTTTGACACAGTAAATGCAAGTTGTCGTACAGATTTAAAACGTTCTGAAGATATGAAAGATGGTCATGCACAATGGCTTATGGATGACTTCGAAAGTTTTTCAAGACACAAAGCATTAGAACGTGCTATCTTAAAAAGTGCTGACTTGTTAGAAAAGAACGAGTATGGCGAAGTTGAAGCACTTGTAAAAGAAGCAGTACAAATTGGCCTTGCAAGAGATATGGGTACTGATTATTTTTATGATCCAAGAGCAAGACTTGAAGGACTCAAAGACAAGAACGGACAAGTTACTACAGGTTGGGCATCGCTAGATCAAAGATTGTTTGGTGGCTTTAACCGAGGTGAGCTTAACATTTTTGCAGGTGGATCAGGAGCAGGTAAGAGTTTGTTTTTAGCAAACTTGGGTGTGAACTTTGCACAAGCAGGACTTAATGTAGTTTACTTAACACTAGAGCTTAGTGAAAGTTTAGTTGCTATGCGTGTTGATAGCATGGTTACTGGAATTAGTACAAGAAACATTTTTAAGAATCTTGATGATGTTGAGATGAAAGTTAAAATGATTGGCAAGAAGTCAGGCATGATGCAAATTAAATATATGCCTAGTGGTAAGACTGCTAATGACATTAGAGCATACTTAAAAGAATATGAAATTAAAGTAGGTAAGAAAGTAGATGTATTATTAGTAGACTACTTAGACTTGCTTATGCCAATTGGTAAAAAGATTAGTGCAGAGAACTTGTTTGTTAAAGACAAGTATGTATCGGAAGAGTTACGTAACCTAGCAATGGAATTACAGTGTGTGTTTGTTACTGCGGCACAGTTGAATCGTGGAGCAGTTGAAGAAGTAGAATTTGATCACTCACACATATCAGGTGGACTTAGTAAGATTCAAACTGCGGATAACGTGTTTGGTATCTTTACAAGTAGAGCTATGAAAGAACGTGGACGTTATCAAATACAGTTAATGAAAACACGTTCAAGTAGCGGCGTAGGTATGAAAGTTGACTTAGGGTTTGATATTGATACATTAAGAATTTATGATATCGATGAAGACGATCAAGAATCAACTAACGGAGCACGTTCAGGTAATTCAAGTATTATCGATTCGATTAAACGTAAAACAAATACAGAAGCAGCACAAGCAACGCCCACTGATAATCCTACAGAAGGTGCATCAGTTGGTAAAATCCGAGGCAAAGTTGAATCAACTAAGCTGAGAGAAATTTTATCAAATATGGGCTCCGATGAAGAATACTAAAGTAGAAGTATACAAGTGGGAACACAAAGCTCATCCATTTGAACCTGTTGATGGTCAATATGATATTGATTGGCCACTAATAAGAAATGCAATAGGCGACGAACTTGATTGGCTATTGAAACACGATCAAAAAGATTTACAATTAATGCTAGAAGTTAACGGTGGTGAAAGACAACTAGTTGCTGATTTTTATAATAAAAGGACACTTGTTGAATATCATTTAATGTGGGCTAAATAATAGTATGCGCATTAATGAACTACTAACTGAAAACGTAATGACTGTTAACCGTACACTGAATCCAGTGCTATGGGTCGATGGCGATCTTAAGCCAGAAATAACTAGCAAGTTAATTGAGATTGCAAAAGTGTTTGAAGAGTTTATAGGTGTTGAACTTGACATTGTTGATTATACATTAACAGGATCAAACGCAAACTTTACCTGGACTGAGTATAGTGATTTAGATTTACACTTACTTGTTCGCGGAATGCCTAGTGAAGAACAGCGTGAACTATACAATGCAAAAAAAGCATTATGGGCAGAAGAACACGACATTACTATTAAAGGTTTGCCAGTGGAATGTTATGTACAAGGTGAAGACGAACCTCATCATAGTACAGGTGTGTATAGTCTTGCTCGCAAAGGTTGGTTAGTTAAACCTAAAAAAACTAAACCTAATATTAATGACGCTGCTGTAGTTGCAAAGAAAAGTAGTGCAATACACGATATTGAAACTGCATTAATAAGTAAAGATCTTCCTAAGATGCAACTAGCAAAACAAAAACTTACTAAGATGCGTAAAGCTGGATTAGAAAAAGCAGGTGAATGGTCAACTGAAAACTTGGTGTTCAAACAGTTGAGAAACCTAGGTATGATCGATCAACTTTCTAAAGAAATTAGAAACCTTGAAGACGAACAACTTAGCCTAGAACAAGTAGCTCCAGAATTAAGATAAACTTCTAAGACTACTTGTAAATATAGTTTTAGCAAAGGATATCGAGCGTGATGCTTAAAGTTATTAACACAGTTGACGATTGGGTAAGAGAAATAATCAAGGACGATCCTGTCCGCCCTCACTTAACAACAGAATACAGAATAAACGAAAACAGTGAAATGTTTGGCCTCTACGACGAAAAATCGTATCTAGGAGCCGTGTGTTGTGTACGCTATACAGAAGGTGTTCCCTTCAGCGTAACAGACATGAGCGACCGTAGTAGCTTGTTTAGCGATACTGCTGTATTCTATACTATCTGGAGTTATCAGAAAGGTGCAGGGAGAAACTTAATTGTAGATGCTAGTGAGTGGATTACTGCTAACAGGCCTACAATTAAAAATCTAGTTACACTAAGTCCAAAGACCGAAATGGCAGAACGTTTTCATATTAGAAACGGTGCTGTTAAATGGCGTGAGAATGAAGACAGTGTAAACTATGCATATCAGCTTAGAGCCTGATTCTATAAGCATAATGTAAATGGTGCGCTTGAAGGGACTCGAACCCCTGACCCCAACTTTCGCAAAGTTGTACTCTATCCGGCTGAGCTACAAGCGCATAATGTTATTATATCACATTTACTAAAATAAGTCAAGAGGTTATTTAAATAAACATATGGAACAATCACAAGTAGTATTTGCACTAACAAGTTGGATCTTTTTGGTTGCTGTAGTATACACACTAACAGGCTGGCGTAATATCCTCAACTGTTATAAATTATGGTTTACTAGAGAATACTGGACCAACTATAATGTTATTGAAGCAGCAAGTTGGATTGCAAAAGCTGCTATTATTATACCTGCACTAATTTTTGGTATTAACATATGGCAGTTATACATTGTAGCACTTTTTACAAGTCTGACGTTAATTTGGGCTAGTAATAAAAAACTGTTGCCCACACTGGTTGCATTTAACACACTGTGGATTTGGTTAAGCATGATGGTAATATCACAGCACGTGATTGGATAAGATCTAACTTTTATTATATAGAACGATAGTGTACCGGCTTTCCGTCTACAAGCACTAGATCACCTGTGTCACGATAAGCAGCAACCATAACACCAGCACCACCACGTGAGCTAACAAACTTAGATGCCATTATAGCTCTACCTTGATGTTCACGGATTCTGTGTTTGGTTAGGATACCTCGTTTTTTAAATCCTGCCATAAATTCCTTTAGTGTAGTTATCACTAAGGTTATTTAAGAGCCATTTATAAAATAGGCACTACATATAGTATTAAAAACGCTGTTGTAGGCACTATAACTAGTGGTTTAAACAGCCCTAGCAGCACGTTTAACAGGTTCATATACTAATTAGTACACATACACGTTACAACGCACTAGCACCTGTTTAAATGCGTTTTAAGAGCCATTAAAATAACTGTTGACACAACAAGTGTTTGTGTGTATAATGTATATGTATACCGTTGAATCAAAGGACCCCCATTATGAAAGTTGGAATGAGTTTTAGCAGATGTCTACGTGATGTTGTAGAAGCACGAGTTGACATTGTAGACGTGTTAGTTATTATTGCACGTACAGATTTTGATCCTCACAATGATCTACATTGGAACAGCATTTGGACCAATTATCGCTACGGCGGTTTAAGCAATCCTGAATGGGCTGACGCTGAACCTAACATGAGTGACGCTGACGCTAGTGCTGTCTATCGCAACATTGCTATACAGTTGTATGACGGTGGCAAACTACATCAACCTCGGCAGTTTGGCACAACTCCTGTGCGTGTCCACTCATCTTATATCTGGTTAGATGTAGAACTGCAACCACAAGATAGAACTCCAGTGCAACAAAAGGCATGGGAACAATATCAAATTTTATCAGGACTATCAAAGGTGTCAACAAGATGAAAATTAAAATTGGTGAGTATCCCAACAGACTAACGTGTAACATACACACACGCCATATGGAAAAGAAGTACGGAGTTGTAGACTGGTCTGAGCCATCACAACACGAAGACTATGTGTTCGAAGCTATTGAAGACAGTGTACAATGGGTCTACAATGTGTTTAACTGGATATGGTTTGACAGACGCACACAAAAGATTAAAGTACGCATTGA